TAAACTTTTTGAGCGATAGCAAATCCTATACTATTGATGAAGTAATAGAATTTTGTGAAAATACAAAAAGCAAACTTAAATTTTTCTCCAACATCGCCGAGAGTAGAAGCCTCATCGAGCACAACTATAAGATGATGCAACTCTATGCTCCGCAAATGTCAGTTCAGTCCAAAACCCATGTCAGAGAGTCCATTGATAACTTTGAGTGCGAATTTAATAAAACTGAGATCATCGGCATGATGCGTGATGATGGATTTGGTGAGTTAAATTGGGAAGTTCTCAAGGAAAACTTAAACAAGATTAGTAGAGAATGTCTTGACAGCCAAAAAGAAATATTTTAAAATTGATTTGACTTTAGCCGTCAATCGGTTATACTTATAATACACCATCGAGAGGGAATAGATGCTCACTGAAAATGTGAATTTTGGAAGGTACGGCAAGTCCTTCCAAGAGGGACTCGTACAACTTATTTTTGAAGATAGGCCATTCGCCGATCAAATTACAGAAGTATTAGATATCCAATTTTTGGAACTCGAATACTTACGAGTTTTTGTAAATAAAATTCTTGATTATCGCACCCGCTACAGCACCCATCCTTCACTTGATACACTGATCACTATCCTTCGAACAGAGATGGACCAGGAAGATGAGGTCACTCAAAACCAAGTCCGAGATTATTTCGCCCGCATTCATACGCGGGAGTTGACTGATATAGAATATATTAAAGAGACTTCCCTCGATTTTTGTCGTAAGCAAAACCTTAAAGAAGCGATGATGAAGTCCGTAGGGCTCCTGCAGAACTGCTCCTTTGATGAGATCTCCACTGTTATTAACGATGCGCTTAAGCTCGGTTCCGACAACAACTTTGGTTATGATTATCTTGCCGACTTTGAGGAGCGCTTTAAGATCAAGCACCGCGCCCCTGTCACGACTGGCTGGAAAGAGATCGACGCCATCACTGGCGGAGGGCTTGGCAAGAGTGAGCTTGGCGTAGTCATCGCCCCCACGGGCGCTGGTAAGTCTATGGCTTTGGTCCACCTTGGCGCTCAAGCTATCAAAGAAGGCAAGACTGTTGTTCATTACACCTTAGAATTACAGGATACAATCATTGGAACTCGATATGATAGCTGTATTACAGGATATCCCCTCTCGGATATTCGCAATTTCAAAGATGAGATCTATGAAGAGATTAAAAATTTAGATGGCACCTTGATCGTCAAGGAATACCCTACTAAATCGGCAAGCACTAATACTATTCGCTCTCACCTGTCTCGCTTGCTTAAGCGAGACATTCAGCCCGGGCTAATTATTGTTGATTATGCCGATTTGCTCAAGCCCGTAATCGTTCGCAAGGAGAAAAGAAACGAACTCGAATCTATTTATGAAGAACTCCGTGCAATCTCTACAGAGTTTAAATGTCCTATCTGGACTGCCTCACAGACTAATCGTTCCGGCTTGAATGCTGAAGTCATCACCATGGAACAAATTTCAGAAGCGTTTAACAAATGCTTTGTAGCTGACTTTATCTTTTCGATCTCACGAACCATCGAAGACAAACAAAACAATCAAGGGAAAATGTTTATTGCCAAGAATAGAAATGGACCAGATGGGATGATTTATCCTATTTTTATGGACACTTCTAATGTTAACATTAAAATTCTTCCCCCTGTGTCTGCTGCCCTGGCTGCCAATGGCATCGCAACTGCTCCAGTTGCCCTCGGAGTGAGAGAGCAGCAGGAATTGTTGCGTGCTAAATATACTAAATTAAAAAGGAAATAAAAGACATGAGAACCCCTGCTAACATTCGTCGATTCCGACTATCCGACAACTTCATTGAGCCTTATAAAGCCAAAGAAGTGCCATGGGGCCCTTTGGGGTACGTTACTTATAAACGTAGCTATGCACGCCGGCTCAGCGAGTTTGATCCGGACACCGAAGGATCCGAAGAGTGGTGGCAGACATGTCGCAGAGTAATTGAAGGCATGTTTGATATGCAGAAGCAGCACGTTTTCTTGTTGGGGCTCGAATGGAATGACAACAAGGCACAACGTACTGCTAAGGATGCCTATGAACGGCTCTTTGAATTAAAGTGGACGCCCCCCGGTCGCGGACTGTGGATGATGGGGACCAAGTTTGTTGAAGAGAAGACAGCAGCCGGCTTGTTTAATTGTGCTTTTCGTTCTACCAAAGATCTTTCCAACAAGGGAGGGTATCTTTTCGCATGGATGATGGATGCCCTTATGTTGGGCATCGGCGTAGGATTCGACACTGAAGGCGCAGGAACCATCACTATCCAGGAGCCCCAGTACACTAACGATACTTTGGTGATTGATGATTCGCGGGAAGGCTGGGTAGATTCAGTCCATCTCTTGTTGGATGGGTTTTTCTTTGGCGCCAAGGTTCCTAAGTTTGACTACGGGGCTATCCGTCCTGCCGGCGCCCCCATTGCTGGATTCGGAGGAACTTCTAGTGGCGCGGGACCCTTAAAGGAATTACATGAAAGCTTAATGAGCCACTATAGCGAGCGCGTGGGCGAACCCATTACATCTGTAGACATCGTAGACACCGAGAACCTTATTGGCAGGTGCGTAGTGTCCGGTAATGTTCGTCGGTCAGCCGCCTTGGCCATGGGATCCCATGATGATCGCCATTATCTAGAAATGAAGAACGATCAAGAAAAGCTTTACCACCACCGCTGGGGTTCCAACAATTCTTTTAATGCCGTGGTTGGTATGGATTATACATGGCATGCAGAGCAGAGCCAGAAGAACGGGGAGCCCGGATACATTTGGCTGACGAATGCCCGCACTCGTGGTCGGTTTAAAGATGGAGAACGCCTCGATGACATTAACGTTGCCGGCTTTAATCCGTGTGTAGAGCAACAGCTTGAAGACGCCGAACTATGTTGTTTAGTAGAAACGTTTCCCGCCAAGCATGCTGACCTCGAAGATTACTTACGCACTCTTAAGATTGCCTATCTCTATGGAAAGACTATTACTTTGTCCAACACCCATTGGCCCGAAACTAATGCTAAGATGTTAAAGAACCGTCGCATTGGGTTGTCCCAGTCTGGAGTGGTTCAAGCTTTCAATAAGCACGGTCGACGTGAAATGTATCGGTGGTGTGATGAAGCCTACAGCCACGTAGAGAGTCTAGACGAAGAATATTCCAACTGGCTATGCATCCCTAAGTCCATTCGGACCACTTCTATTAAGCCTTCAGGCACCGTCTCCCTCCTGAACGGCTCCACTCCAGGGATTCATTTTCCCGAGAGTGAGTATTATATTAGACGCGTCAGGTTCTCAACAGAGTCAGATGTACTTGCACGCTTGAAAAAAGCAGGCTATAATATCGAAGAGGATAAGTACTCTCCCAACACTATGGTAGTAGAGTTTCCTGTGCATGAACCTTATTTTACTAAAGGCAAAAAGGATGTGACGATGTGGGAGCAACTAGAAATTGCAGCACAGTATCAACACTATTGGGCTGATAACTCAGTCTCCGTTACGATTACCTTTACCGACGAAGAGGCATCCCAACTCAAAGATGCTCTGGAAATGTATGAGACCCGCTTGAAAGCAGTGTCCTTCTTACGGTATCAAGAAACTGGTTATGTCCAGCCGCCTTACGAAGCCATTACCCAACAGGAGTTTGAAAAAATGAACAAGAAAATCACCCCCATCCATCGTATGGATACTAACGGGGGTAGCGGAACGAAATTTTGCGATGGAGACAGTTGTGTATTGTAAACCTGTCAATAGATATCTTCACATTCAATTGCCCGATCCCGCCCCCACCCCGGAAGAACTAACTATTCTATTGCCCGATGACTTTAAGCCTACTGAAGAGCGATATGTTGTAGCTCAAGTTATTAATTGGGCTGATGACGTGCGCTTCGCAGACCATCTTACCAAAGATGCGGCTGTCTTGGTTGACAAGTCTATGGTTGAGGAAATTATAGTAAATAATAGTCAATTAAACATGGTACAAGATAATTATATCATAGCTCTCCTCGCAGATTAACCGGAAAAACCATGGCATGTCAATTGATAAAAACTTTTATAATGAATCCTCCAGTTCGAATTTAGGGTGGGATCCTTCATGGTTTGGCGAAAAGTATTTTGATGATAAGCTCGTGCGAGCCGTCAAAAAATGGCAGCGTGATCGCGGACTGACTGCCGATGGATTGGTGGGTCCCATGACCTTCCGCCGCATTTGGACAGAGCGCCAAGCGGATATTAATGAATACAAGCCAGATACTCCCACCTATTCTAACTACATTGTATACAATGGAAGCTTTATTCCTATTAAGTGGGACAAGGTTGTGTTGTGGTCAGAAAACGGAGGACTTAAAGCCAACTCCGGTACCTATTATGATTACACCGGCCGAGCACCGCGAAGTATTCGCTATTTTGTAAATCATTGGGATGTATGTTTAAATTCTCACGCCTGTCAGAAGGTCCTAAACAACCGAGGGATCTCCGTGCACTTTCTCATTGACAACGATGGGACGATTTACCAAACTGTGGACATGCAGCAAGGATGTTGGCACGCCGGGAGCGAACGCGCCAACCGCGCCTCCGTAGGAGTAGAAATTTCCAATGCATACTACCCCAAGTATCAAGACTGGTATGTGCGCAATGGATATGGAGAACGTCCGCTGCTTGAAGGAGTGCGCTGTCAGAGCGAAGCCTTGGATCCCTTTCTCGGATTTTATCCGGTGCAAATTAGAGCGCTCAAGCAATTATGGAAAGCTATTCATGAAGGATTAGAGATCCCCTATGAGGCACCGCTTAATCAGTTTGGAAATACGGATGGTAACTATGCACAACATGTTAAATATGAAGACTTTAAAGGGTTTGTAAGTCACTATCATGTTAGCAAGACAAAGAGAGATTGTGCAGGCTTAGATATTAAAACCCTATTAGAAGAGGTAGAGAGTGAGGAAGAGTCGGGCTACGATGCAGCCAGTGAAGTCTGCGACGACAATTCATAACCACGAGGCGGTGGTAATCGGCAGTAATTTAAAGGCAGTATTATATGCCTTCACTAATAAGCTGCCTATTCTCTTCACTGACCATCAGCGACCGTTTCGGTTTGAATACCTGGAAAGGGACGTCGACACCGATTGCGTAGGAGTGGCAAGCGATACAACTATATTATCCACCCACGAGGGAAACATTAAGGTTGGGCCTTCCGCTGCAGCCTTGTGGGATCGCCTCGTTTTTATTATGGCACTCACCGGACAAGTTCCCCTTAGCAATCTCTGCAGCAGGATGCGATATGATGATCATAGTTTGGTATGCTCCAACGACTACTCGAAGATAGGCGAAATCCAGTTTGAGAACGCCTATTATTTTGGCGATGACAATTGCACGGGATTAATTGAAAAAGAAGTTGCGCCTGCCGTCTATACATGCTATGATTGGATAGCGTTCAATCGTGGAGGTAAACATGAAATCGATCTCATCCAAACTACCGATGATTTTGCCAACCAAATCTGGTTCTATCCTTCAGATCGTATTGATGGGAATACTAGTGTCAAGGATGCTTGTATAATATCTCACGTGAGAGCCACCGATATCGATGAGTTTGATTACTCCCAGACGATGGCCCGATTTAAAATGATTCACGAGATGGAAGAGCGCGGCATGAGAGGAATGTTTAATGGCTATTCCCCCACGGGGACCCCCAAATACTACAAATTTAGAACGACTATCATTGGCCGCCAGAGGCGCGCGCAATCACATGGTCCACTCACACCCGCCAAAAAGGTTACGGTGGCCACGGAGAGTGAAGCAGATTTGCTCGCGAGTCTGGCAGAAAATAGCCATCACTATCAAGGGATCTTAGACCACATATGAACGGTGTTCACGTCCATCTGGCGGGCATTATTCCCTTAGCCAACCTTAAAACAGACTATAATCTTGAAACTCCTGAGTGCCTCCTCCCTTTGGACGCTGGCTTTACCGCTATTCAAAAAGCAGTCTTTGAGTGTGCAGTAGCAGGGTGTCAGACCATTTGGATTATTGCCAATGAGGATCTGGCTCCGGTGGTCCGCAAGGTAGTGGGGGAGTGGGTCCACGACCCGGCATACTACTACCGGCAACACGACCCCTTCCCCACCACCCGCCAGAAACCTATACCGATTTACTACGTCCCGATTCACCCCAAGGATCGCGACCGCCGAGACTCCTACGGTTGGTCTGTACTCCATGGGGTCTATTCAGCGTGGAGGGTGGCCACCCGGATATCTCATTGGGTTGTGCCGGATAAATACTATATCTCATTTCCCATGGCGATCCATAATATCTATAATGTCCGAAAATACCGCCGGCAAATTTCTGAGATTTCGACAAATTGGTTTTTGAGCTATGAGGGCAAAACCGTAAAGGATAATCTTCCGTTGCCCTTCACCATGAATGGAGACGACTATATACAGTGCCGCCGCCATGTTAACCAGCTTACGACTAAAGAATTCATTAATCCCCCGCCAGGAGAATTGCCCTCAGAGCGGTTACCGCTTGAAGAGCGCTGGTCGGCTCGATCTTTCGATTTGACCACTATTTTCGAAAAAGTAAATGAGACAGGAGCCCATAAACAACAAACCGAGTGGTTTTACGACCTTAGCACCTGGGAAGGATATCGAGAGTTCCTCGGATCCGAAAATTATGTAAAAAAGCCCGCAAAAGCCTTGACAAAGTCTCGATTAGATGCTAAATTACCATATAGAGAGGGAGAAATAGATGACGATTAAATTCGTGGGGCTTCACGCCCACAGTGTGGCAGGATCTATCTTTGATGCAATCGGGTACCCCGATGCTCATATGGACTTTGCTTTTGAGAACGGGAGCGATGCGTTAGCGCTCACGGACCATGGAAACATGAACGGACTAGCGGGGCAGGTTCTGCATGCCAAGAAGATGCAGGCAGAGGGGAAAGACTTTAAACCGATTTTCGGCGTCGAGGCTTACTTCATTCCGTCTATTGAAGAATGGCGAGAAGAATATGAAGCAGCCATGGCCGACAAGAAGCGCGCACGCTCCGCTAAAGCTGCAGCAGCGTCAGGCGCAACTGTAGAAGATGAAAATGACAGCAAGAAGGTGCAAGGGCTCTTGCGGCGCCGGCGGCACCTTATTCTGCTAGCGCAGAACCAAACAGGGCTTAATAACCTCTTCAAATTGGTTTCCGAGAGCTATAAGAGCGAAAACTTCTATCGTTATCCTCGCATGGATTATGCGTTGCTTGAGAAGTATAGCGAAGGCGTTATTGCCGCCTCGGCATGTCTTGGAGGGGTCTATGCGGGAAACTACTGGGAGAACGGAACCTACGATGAAGAAGGCAATCGCACTGGCGTTGACCGTGAAGCAGCCCTCGATGCCATGCGCAAGACAACGCGCCGCATGCAAGCAATCTTTGGAGATCGCTGGTATGGCGAACTACAGTGGAACAACATTAAAGAGCAGCACGAACTTAACCAGCTCATTATTCAAATTGCAGAAGAGTTCGACATGAAGCTCATTTCCACAGCCGACAGTCACTACCCGAACCCTACCGCATGGAAGGATAGAGAGTTATATAAGCGCTTAGGTTGGCTTGGAAAAGGAACTCCATCTTGGGGTGAGGGTGGAGAATTACCCGCCGGCGTAGAGGAGATTGGATATGAATTGTATCCCAAGAATGGGGAACAAATGTGGGAGAGCTACCAGAGTTATTCCCAAAGCCAAGGCTTTGAATATGACGACGACCTCGTGATGAACAGCATCACCGAGACTCATCATATTGCACACGAGCGCATCGAAAGCTTCTTCCCAGATACAACCGTGCGCCTTCCGGACTTTGTTGTGCCTGCTGGCACGACAGCCACACAGGCGCTGGTTAACTATGCGCTTGAAGGCTTGCGCGAACGAGGCTTGAACGATGACAAAGAATATCTAGCGAGGCTTAAGCGCGAACTAGACGTTATTGATGACCGAGGCTTCTCCAAGTATTTCTTGACGATGAAGGCTATCGCTGATGAGGCTACCAAGCAAATGCTTGCTGGTCCTGGTCGAGGGTCAGCCGCTGGTTCGCTGGTTGCTTACGCCCTTGGTATCACGCAAGTTGATCCGATCAAGTATAACCTTCTGTTCTCGCGCTTTCTGCGTTCAGACGCAACTGACTATCCTGATATCGATTATGATGTATCCGATAGCATGATGTTGAAGGAACGGTTGGTCGAGATGTGGGGTGAAGATTGCGTTGCTCCAATTTCAAACTGGAACACTTTGCAGTTGAGATCACTTATCAAAGACATCTCAAAGCTTTATGGTATCCCCTTCACCGAAGCAAACACTGTCACAGGTATTATGATTCGGGAAGCAACGCCGGAGGCTAAAAAGAAGCACGGCATCAAAGCCGGCATCTATGCGCCTACCTGGGAAGAGGTAATGGAATACTCTACGTCGTTGCAGGCATACCTCAACAAGTATCCCGAAGTCAAGGCTCACGTTGAGGGCTTAGTAGGACAAGTACGATCTTGTTCCCGTCATGCTGGAGGAGTGGTCATTGCCGAAGATTTGGATAAAAACATGCCGCTCATTAACTCTGGCGGTGTGCGCCAAGCTCCGTGGGCAGAAGGGCAGAACGTTCGACATCTTGAACCCATGGGCTTCATTAAGTTCGACTTGCTCGGTCTCTCAACATTAAAGATGATGGAAGGTTGCATCGAGCATATCTTGCGCCGTCATCATGGGGTTGAAGAACCCACGTTCCCCGAAGTGCTAGACTACTACAATAAGACAATTCACCCAGATATTATAGACTTTGACGATCAGGCGATTTACGAGAATATCTTTCACCAAGGCAAGTGGGCGGGCGTGTTTCAGTTTACTGAACAGGGAGCCCAAGGCTTCTGTACGCGCGCAAAACCGACGAGTATCATTGATATTTCGGCAGTCACCTCTATCTTTCGCCCAGGACCATTATCAGCCGGAGTGGACGCAGATTACGTGGAGGCAAAGAAGCACCCACAGTATGTCTCCTATCTTTCTGAAGAGGCTCGCAAGATTACCGAAGAGACTTTCGGCTTCCTTATCTTCCAAGAGCAGATTGCGTTGCTGGCTCACAAGCTAGGCGGACTCACTCTTGACGAAGGCAACATGCTGCGCAAGGTGTTGACCAAAAAGGGTATGGGCAAGAACAGTGTCAAGGCGAAGTTGCATGCCAAGTTTGTCAAGGGTTGTGCAGCCAACAAAATTGACCGGGAGAAGGCCGAAGATCTCTGGAACAAGTTTGAGTATTTCTCTGGCTACGGTTTCAACAAGTCGCATGCCGTCAGCTATAGCATCATCTCTTATCAATGTGCATGGCTGTGGAATTATTATCCTTCTGAGTGGATGGCTGCGTTCTTGGATAAAGAACCCGAGAGCAGGAAAGAAAAAGCAATCAACATCGCCAAGCGATATGGATTCGAGATTGCACCACTCGACATTAACAAGTCGGGTACAGTGTGGGAAATCAGCGTCGACGGCAAGACTTTGATTCAACCCCTAACCTCTATCAAGGGGCTAGGTATGAGCGCTATTGAGCAGATTCTTGATAATCGACCTTTTACAAATGCCGAAGACCTGTTGTTCCGCGAAGGGGTATCCTACAGCAAGTTCAACAAGAAGGCGCTCGATGCTTTGTGTCGCGGCGGCGCACTAGATGGTATCATGGATGATAGGTTCTCTGGACGTAAACATTTTTGGTCTGCATGTGTAGTAGAGCGCCCGAAGACTTTGAAGAAGCTAGCGGCAAATATGGAGACGTACCGGCCAGAGGGGGATTTCTCTGAAGCAGAAATAATTCAGTTCAAGACTGATCTGACCGGCATCTTCCCCATCAACCTTGTTATTACCCCGGACACTATTGAAAAACTCCAAGAGAAGTTTGTTCCTCCGATTTCAGAGTTCGATCCAGATCTTCAACTGTGCTGGTTCATCC